GCCGGGGCGGGGATGCTGACCGTCGCCGACACCTCGGAGATGGGGCACCCTGCGGCGTCGCGCACCGCTTCTGACGCGGAGTCCAGCGCAGCAAGCGCACGGTCGGGGTCGGACGGGTCGACTCCCCGAGTCAGGAGGTCCGTCAGGGTCGCAAGCGGGCTCAGGGCCATGACGGACCTCCTTCCTCAGTGGGGCGGGTGGATCAGGCGAACAGGCCGCGGAGGACGCCGTGCGCGGCCTGGTTGCCGTACTCGAGGCCGATCTCGCCGTAGATCTGCGACTTGTCCGACGCGCCGGTCTTCGCCAGCTCCTCCTCGAACAGGACGCCCTTGCCGGGGATGTTCAGGAACACGGGAGCGACCTGCTCCAGCGACACGACCGCGATGGCGTCGGCGGGCAGTGCCCGGTCGATCGCCACGTTGAGCGTGCCGAAGTCGGTCACGATGGTGTTCAGCGCGACGCCACCCACGTTACGGGTGCCGCCCATCGGGTCGGCCTGTCCGTAGGCGGCGGCGTAGGCCGCGGACAGCCGGCGCTTCTGGCCGGACGGGACGAACAGGGTCGCGGTGCCCTGCTCGGTGATCCCGCCGTTGTCGAAGACCGACTGCAGGAGCTGGTTCACGTCGTCGGTCGACACGGTGTTCGCCACGTTGATGGCGTAGAACGAGACGGTGGCGGTGCCCACGGTGATGGCCGTCGCGCCCGTGTCCGAGGTCGGCACGATCTTGAAGGACACGGTCGTGCTGACCGACTTCACCCAGTAGGCGCGGCCGGCGACGATGGTCGTCGAGGCGCCCACGTCGGTGAAGACGACACGGTCACCGATGGAGAGGTCGTGCGTCGCCGTGATGGTGTCCGTCGCGGCCGACGCGCCCGTGGTGAGGGTGCTCCCGGTCTTGGTCTGCGCGGTCGACGTGATGACCGACAGGAGGCCGCCCATGGCGCGGGCGGTGCTGTTGTTGGCCGGCTTCACCTTGACGCCGTTCCACATGCACCAGTTCACGTCACGCGCGATCTGCTTCAGCGACTGCATGACCTGCCACGAGTGCTCGGAGGCGACCGGGTTCGGCGCGCCGCCCGCGGAGTACGAGCCGGGGGTGGCGTACTGCCCGGTGGCGGCCATCTTCGTGTAGGACGTCGAAACGGCCTCCTGGAAGATCTGCACGACGTTCTCGACGTTGCCACGCACGCGAGACTCCGCGGTCGGGGCGTCAGCACCCTCGAGACGGGGCCGGGAAGCCGCGTCGCGCAGGTCGTAGGTCTGCCACTCGAAGGCAGGGGAGTCCGTCTGCTTGCCGCCGCTCAGGCCACCGGAGGCGGACAGGAGCGGGGTGTCGGACGGGGTGAGGGCGATGAGCTCGCCGTGGTAGTTGGGCAGACCAAAGGTCGTGCCGACACCGGAAGTGGAACCAGCCATGATGTGTCCCTCCTAGGACTTGTGGGCGGCGAGCGCGGCGCGCTGCTGCTTGAGTGCGATTGCGAGTTGGTGCTGACCGGCCGCGGTCGCTGCTGCGATCTGGCCGTCGAGATCGGCCGGGGGCTCCTTGCGAGCACCACCGTCCGCTTCACCCTTGAACCGCGTGCCTTGCGCCGCTAGGTAGGGCTTGTCTGTGATGAGCTTGTCGATGGCGGCGGCAACGGCGTCGCCGTCGACCTCGCCGTCCTCGCCGACCTCGAACCCGGACAGGTCGAGGTAGAGGAGCGCGTCCTTCGGGTCGTTCAGCTTGGATGCAGCCTGCGCCCGCACCTCGGCCTTGAGGATGCGCTGGTTCGCGGCCGACAGCGCCTCGTCCTTGACGGCCTGAGCCGCCAAAGTTGCCGCGTGCTCGGCCTCGCGGCCTTCGATCTGCGCCCGAAGCGCCGCGGACTCATCGGCGAGTCGCTTCGCCTCGGCCTTGGCCTCGTTGCGCTCGGCCTTCATGGCGTCGAGGGCCTTCTTGCCGGCGTCACCTAGGGCGGTTGCGCCCTCGGTGACAGTGGCGGATTCCGTGCCCGTGTCGGTTGTTGCACCGTCGGCAGTCGACTGGTCGACGGTGGTCTCTGCGGTCTCGGACATGGTTGCTGCTCCCGTTGCGGGTCGTCCCAGCGGCCTTGCGCCGTCGGGGGGGGGTCAGAGGGCCATCCGGGCGACCTTGGACAGGTCGGCCACGATGTAGCCGTTAGCGGCGAGGAGCTTGATCGCTTCCTCGCGGCTGGGGGCGAACTTGTAGATCGCCTCGGGGGTCGGTCGCGGGCCGGTTCGCCTCACGACGTAGTTCTTGACGTAGCCGCGCCGGCCAGCACTGGTCGCTGTCTCGCGCGCGACCTCGCCGCGCTGCTTGGCTAGTTCGCGCTTGACGTAGGAGTTCCACCCTCGGCGGGTCGTGCCCTCGGACGTATAGAGGCCATCGGCGGATCGTCCTCGCCGGGAGTTGATGACCTGATTCATGTCGGCGCCGTCGCCGATCGCTTGGCGCTGGACCTTCGTCAGGCCAGTGACGTCATCCGGGCCGATGTTCACGCCCGGGTCGAATGGGTCCGACTCCGCGTAGGGAATGTGGAAGCAGTCGCAACGCGGGTGGCGCTCGAAGCCCTGATTGAACTTGAACAACTTGCCCGCCTGGACCGCGCACCGCTGGCAGCAGGGCGGGTTGACGTGCCGAATCCAACCCGTTTTCGGCGTGGACGCGATGGCGACACTCGCCGCGCTTCGTGCCGTGTCCGAGATGGTCGTGTGAACGGCCATGTCGAGCCACTGGCCGCCAATCCGCAGCCGCTCGTCCAGTGAGTCGGCGTTGGCCTCTCGCGCCTTCACGACCGCCCCGTAGAGCAGCGTCTCGAGCTCGCGCCCATCTGCCGCAATACCGGCGAAACCTTCCGGTCGAACCGTGCCTACCGACTCGGGCGACGCGCCGACCTGAGCCAGCGACGCCGGGACATAGGAGGCGCCCGAGCGGGCCGCGCCCAACTGTGCCGACGCCGTGAGCAAGGCCAGCCTCGGCCCGACCCGCGCCCACCCTGCGTCGAAGTCCGAGCCGATCGTCGACCACTCGCGCCGGGTCAGGCCCAGCGTGGCAACGATGAGACGCTGCTGCGCCCGGTAGTGGTCAGAGACCGCCTGCGGGAGCACCCGCGCCGCCCGTCAGCGCACGAGCCGCACCAAGGATCGGGTCTGAGGACGCCTGCTCCTCGCGGCGCTGGAGTTCCTTGTCGATCTCCTGCTGACCCATGCCATAGCGGCGCTCGAGGATGCCCGCGTCGGACCAGCCGATCTGCTTGTCCTTCAGCGCCGCGTCGGACGTGGCCGCGTCGCCCGATGTCTCCGGGTTCTTCCACCCAATGACGGCAGTACGACACGCCTCGGCCACGGCGCCATTGCCACGGACGAGAGCCATGCGCCGGAACGTCTCACGCTGCGGCCCAGACAGGTGCTTGTGCCCGTCGCGGACCTTCATGTGCAGCGGCGTGCGGAGCCCGTCGAGCGTTTCGCCGTTGACGTTCGCCAGTGCGCCCAGGTAGTTGAGCGGCGTCTTCGTCTGCGCGCCGATGTGCTTCACGAGGGTGTCAATAACGCTCGTGAACACGTCGAGCTTGGCCGAGTCCCACTGCCCGATCGAGGCGTTCTGACCCGTGAGCCACAGCATCCGGCCGCGGGTCAACTGCTCAATGTCGATCGGACGCTCGCCGACCTTCTGGCCGTTCTCGTCGAGGACGGGAACCTTCGGGGGCTCCTGACCCAGGACCACACGCGCGGGCATCGAGGCGTAGTCGGCCGCGCCGAACAGGTACGCCCACATGAGGTTGATGGCGTCCTGGCCGGCCATCGTCCCCTCGATGTCCGAGATGGGACCGTCGCCGAGCAGTGGCCGGTTCGGGAACTCCACGAGCGGCACCACACCGAGCGGGTTCGGGATGGGCCACGAGTCGTCCGTGTCCGGCTGTCGCGGAACCCATCCGCCGTCAACCGCAGCGAACGACGCCGGCAGGACCAGTCCGGACGCCGAGCCGAGCGTCTTAGGGCGCTCGAACTTCCACACCTCGTCGGGCGTGAAATAAGTTGCGTACTCGCGCTCGTCCTCGACCCACGCCTTGAGCGCGTCACGCTGCGATGAACCGTCTGCCTCGTAGCCCACGATCGCCTGTGATGCGTGCTCCCACGTCAGGACCGGCTCGTCATCCCGGCTGCCCCAGACCATCGAGAACGACCGCGACGTGACCGCACCCGACAGGAAGCCTTGCGACGACTTCGACTGCCCGTCGTTCAGGTTCCAGTCGCGCAACAGCACGCGCTCGTCGGCCGACAGGTCTTCGGCGTCGTCGCCCAGGTGAATCGACGCGAACTCGGTCAGTTCAGGGGCGGCCGAACCGACCACGCCGCACCAGTTGTCCGAGTAGCCCGCGAATCGTTCGCCATGGAACCGCTGGAACTCCGGGGAGGCGTAGCGCAACGGCTGCTCGCCCTTGAAGTAGCGTTCCCGATTGGCGACCGGGCCGCGGCGGGTCTTCAGTTCGGCGTACAGGGTGTTCACCCGGGCGGTGGCCTGCTTGGCGGTCAGAGCCACGGGGCCTCCTTCTCGGGTCGTCAGAACACGTAGGCGTAGGACTCGGTCTCGTTGCCCCACCCAGCGGCACGGGCGTCGGACGCGGCCTCGTGCGCGAGGACCGACGTCACGGCGGCGTCGATCTTCTGGTGATAGGCGCCCGCGGGCTTGGACAGGATGTAGCGTTCGCCGGCCTTCGCCGCCTTGCGCGCGTTGCCGATATGAGTCGCCGACACCTTGCAGTCGTCGTGCGTCAGTGAGCCGGCAGTCAGGTCCGTCACGAACCGCTCGAGGGCCGCGTGCATCTGCGACACCCGGTAGGTGGGCCAGGGGATGACGACGTTGTCGCCGAACTCCAGCGCCCAGGCGTCAACCTCGGACTGCCACCACGGCGGATCGGCGTACATCCGCGTCACCCGGTAGCGCCCGAACAGCTCGGACACCGCCGCATTGACCTCGCCGCGGGGGATGATGCCGCCCCACTCTGCGGGGTTCCACAGCGTCGGACGCTTGTCCGGGCCATAGGTCGGGGTGAACAGGACGCCCTCGCGCGTCTCGGCGCGGATGCACGTCCAGTCGTCAGTTTGCGAACCGTCGAACCCGAGCGCTATGTCGAGCACGTCGACTCCCACAATTTGTCAGGCAGCCACGCGCCCAAGCCCTGCACCAGCCGATTCCCGAAGAAGCGCTCGGCCTGCTGCGGGTCGCGCTCCATGAGCTCGGCCGCCTCAGCCTCGATCGCGTCGAGGTCGACCCACGGGGAGCCGGCGTAGACGTAGCGGAGGATCTTGCGGCGCTCGGCCTTGTTGGCGAACGACAGCGACGACGGTGCCTGCGGGAAGTCTCGGAAGATGTCCTTGGCGGAGGACTCGAACGTGCGCTGGGCGACCGACAACTCTGCCGGGTCCCATGCGTTCGTCGTCTCCCACGCGCGGCCACCCATGCCAGCGAGGCCACGACGCTGCGTCTCGGCGACGCGCACCATGCCGGCCGACTCGGTCCAAATGCCCGTCTCGTCCTGCGGCACGAACGTCACGCGAGCACCCAAGCGGGACTTGGCTGATGACGTCACGGTGTCAATGCGCCCCGCGCCGGGAAGTCGGATGAACTCCTCGCCCGTCTTTGGGATCAGTTCAGCCAGCGGCCCGAGTTGGATCATGGGACGCAGCGCGTCGTAGATGTTGTCCGTCTGCTCATTCGACGTCGCTGTGATCTGGATGAGCGGAGTCGGCCACGGGATGCCCATAGCCTCGCCCGGCTCGTAGGCGTAGACGAACCCACAGCCACACCCGAAGTCGCGGCAGTCATAGACCTCGCCACCGCGAGCCCAGCCGTCGAACAGCGCCGGGCCGACACCCTCGAGACAGATGATCGCCGCGGTGAACGGACCCTTGCCCGTCTTCTGCGGTCGCACCGTCTGAGAGCGGCGGAAGTAGAACGCGGGCGCGAGCTGCCCACGAGTCGCAGACGGCTTCACCCGGTAGTGGTTCAGCGTGTCCCACGCCTGCCAACCCGAGAGCGCAAACCGTTGCCCACGAGAGAAGCCGTCAGGGATGACGCAGTGAGCCTCGATCCAGTCGACCGCGACGAACAGGGTCGGGAAGTCGACGCGGTAACTAGGCTCCGGGCTCGACATCAGTCACGACCTTGAAGCGGTCGCGCGCAGACTGGCCGGCAGGCTCGGACGCCTCACGCTGAGCGGCGACCTGATCGGCGGCGATCTTCCACCGACGACGAGCGAGGCCATCCTGCGAGATCCCGAGGCCTTCCATGAGCTGCTTGACCAGCGTGCCCAGGTTCGTCGGCGCGCCCGGCGCCTCGGCCTCAGTCAGCCGGCGCACAGAGGGCAACCTCGAGAGTCGAT